CAGGCTTTTCGACACTGGTGCCTCCATTCATTTTCAGTTTTGTGTTTGGCGGCATGTTCTCCAGCCGGCGGACCTCGTCCGCGTCCATGAACGGCTGCTCGCCGGCGCGGCCCAGGGCGATGCGGTATGCGTCATACCGCGCCTTCAGATCGCCGCGCTCGAGCGCCGCGGTGATGTATTCGACGAAGTACCGCTCGCGGACCGGCCACAGCTTGGTGTTCAGTTCCTGCTGGATCGGCGTCAGGTGCCGCTGCAGCGTGTATCGGACAAAGCCCATACCCTGCTGCGCCACACCGGTCCCCCAGTTCGACACGGCGCCGCCGTGCCCGACCATCGTGGGCGGCACGCCGAAGATGCGGCAGATTTCTTCGACGGTGAAAAGGCGCGTGGCCAGGATCTCGGCGTCCTTCGAATTCACGCTCAGCTGGGCGGGCTGCAAGCCACCCGACAGGATCAGCGGGCCGCGCCCGCCGTTCTGCGCGCGCGCAATCAGCGACGCCTTGAGCTGCTCCAGCTGCGCCTTGTCCAGCTTCGACGCCGTCTGCAGCGCATAGTCGAAATTGCCGCCGCCGGCGAGGAACCGGCCGGTGTACTCCTGGGCGGCCAGGGCGGTGCCGATCGCCTCCAGTGCCGCGTACGTGAGCGGGCTCGGGCTGGTCAGTCCGTCAAACCCCAGGCTCGGCAGGTGGATGATGTCCGCCCGGTCGAGCACATACATTGGCTTGTTGTCAGGGGTGATCCGGTACCGCACGACGTCGCCATCTTTGAATGGGCAGACGGTGTGGCGCGGCAGCGGCCGCCAGCCCGAGACCTTGTTGCTGTAGAAATTCGGGCGGATCCATTCGCCGAAGCCGTCGCCGTGCGACAGCTTGGAAAGGATGATCGCCTCCCAGGCGGCGGCCGACGTCCAGCCATCACTGGCCAGCTCGTTCAGCATCCACCAGTAGTCATGGTTCGCCGAGTCGCGATCGTTGCCCTTGCGCTCGTAGATTCCGATCGGCAGCGTGGCAATGGCGCCGGCGATCAGCGCCATGCAGGCGTAGGCGGCCGACACTCGCATGCCGGTTTCGGCCGTCACGGTCGATCCGGACGACGACCGGTGGGCGGCGCCCAGCAGGTTGGCCAGCTCACCCATCGACATACTGCCGCTGGAGTTCTCGCCCAACGCCACGATGCCAACGCGCTCTGCAGCGCCATCGCGACCGGCCATCCAGGAGTCGAGCACGCGCGATGTGTGCGGCGTCTTCTTCAGGTTCAACAATTGCCCGGTCATTAAAAGTCCAATACGTGAATTTCCGGCGCCGCCGCCCCGGCGGGGTTCAGCGCCATCAGCGATACCGCGCAGAATGCGGCCATCAGCGGGTCGATCTTGGCCTTGCCGCTGGCCTGCTTGGTGATCAGGATGGCGTTGCCCTTGTCTTCGATGCGCGCATTGCCGACGCACCAGGCCATCATCGGGCGGCCAGCGTGCAGCAGCTCGCCGCCGGCGACCTTCCGCTCGGTGTCCTTGATAGCGCCGTTCAGTTTGTAGCCCTGGGAGATCGCGACGATCTGCGTCATGTCGATGTCGCGCTCTTCGGTGATCAGCTCGTCGACGATTGCGCCGATGCCGGCGGCGTCGACGCCGATGCCCTTCACTTCCGGTAGCAAGCCCGCATCGCGCACCTGGCAAATACGATCGGCCACAGCCATGACATCATCGCCCGGCCGCTTCACGATGGTGAGGTCGCCTTGCTTCTGGAAGTCCAGCAACCGTGGCGCGATTTCCTTGCGCCGTTCCAGCGCAATCTCGTGCACCCAGGCGTGACACCACAGCAGCCACTGCCCTGTTTCGCGATCCCGGCCCAGCACGGCCAGACCGAGCATGTCGTCCAGGCCGCCGCCGTCAATCCCAACCACCGCCACGTCGGATCGCTCAATGATCGATTCCAGGGTGATGGTCTTGTCGACGGCCGCCTCCCAGAAGTCAGCGCCGGCCCAGCGATCTGATCGCAGGTTCAGGCCGATCTCGACGTTCGCGTGCTTGGCCATGAAGCCGCGAAACGATTCGCCGCCCGCTAGATTTGCTTTGCTGAACTCGCGCTCCAGGAATGCCTGATCGACCGAGAACCCCATGTTCGGGTTCACCATCGCCATGTTTTCGAGCAGCAGGCAATCGCCCGACACAACCATTTCAGGCGGATGCTCGAAGATGATCGGGACGAAGGCGGGGTCGACGATCTCGCCGTCGCGCACCTTGCGCGCATAGTCCAGCTTCTGCTTAAACACACCGGCTGGCGGCTCGTCCGACTGGGTTGTCAACCAGATTACAAAGCCCTCGGGGCGCGACGCCAAGCCGCCCAGTGCCTCACGAAACATGTTCTCCGCGCTCGGCATCTTGCCGAACAGGTGCAGCTCGTCGACCAGCGTGCCCACGGCTTTCTTGCCGCCGACCGTATTCTGGTCCGCCGCCAGCACCTTGAGGATTGCGTTGCTCTCCCGGTGCGTGATGGTTTTCACGTGCGACTGAACGTGCATCAGGGCGTCGAGCTCGTCGTCCTTCTGCACCATGTCGCGCGCTGGCGTATAGGCGTTGTTCGCCACCTCGACGGTCGGGGCCAGCACCGAGAATTCCGCCGACTGCCGCCAGTTCAGGATCAGCGCGGTCAGCATGATCCCTGCCGCGACGGTGCTCTTGCTGTTCTTCTTCGGCAGCAGCACGAAAAATTCGACGATCAGGCGTCGGCCGCTCTCGGCATCGTAGGCGCCGAAGATGCAGCGAACCAAGTCGAAGACCCACTCGGCGCAGGACTCGCCGAACGTCGGGCTGCCCGGCGCGTCCACGATCTTGAGTTCCTTGAAAATCGCGAGGGCATGCTCGGCCTGCTCCGGAAAGATCGGCGGGGGAATGATCGATTCGCCCGCGCGCAGTCGCGCCGCCCAGTCAGGGCAGGCAGTTGTCCATTCGGGCATTTAGACCTTCTTCCCGCCTGCGGCGACCAGCTTCGGAGGCGCGGTAGGTGAGAACTTTCCGCCGCCGGCCGTCTTGGCCGCATCAGCTTTCTGATCCTTCTTGCCACCCTCGCCCAACTTCTTATGTTTGAACGGCAGCATCGCCTTGGCCGCATCGATTCGCAGCCGAAGATCGGCGGCCGGCTCGTTCATGACATTGGTAAGAAACTCGACAGGGTCCGCAGTTGGCGGAATGTCGAACGTTTCATCAGCGGGACCCGGCACCGGCGGCGGCCTGGCGCCGGCAGTTGCCGGCACTTGGCGGCGCTGATCGAGGTAGGCTTTAACATCCGGGTCTTTAACAATTCGCGACCCGGCCGCTGATGCTGTTTTCTCGCTGAAGCCGGCATTGATTGCCGCTTCCTTATTGGAGAGCCCAGCCAAAACGGCATCGGCGAAGGCTCGCTTTTTGCCTGTTAAAGCCATTAACAATTTCCTCCAAGGGGACTTTTATCTGCGCGTGCGGAACTAGTCGGTGTCTGACCAAACAGACTCCAGACTTTCGATGCCCCCCCCCCTTATGGGCAGCGCACCGACCGCGTGGGTGGAGGCTGCGGCGCGAGAGGCGGAGCGCGATGATCGACAGCGAGGCACACTGGCGTGATGCTGTCGGGGGTGGTCGAGTAACCCTGACGCAGCACTGTCATCGCGAGCCCGCCCGACAGCACCAACACCTTGACGTCAGCCCACAGCGGTCGCCGCACCATCGCCCGGATCTGATCCGCCTGGTCGCGCGTCAGATGGCTCTCGGTTGAGATTACGATCGCATCACCGGGCTGCAACGTCAGCCGCGCCACCTGCGCTTCAATATCCGGCACCGCGCTGCTTGGCTTCGATCGCTGTTTTGCGATCGTGGCAAGGTATGCAAAGAGTTTCTTTATTGCTGTCATCATCACTGCCTCCAGCCCACAAGGGCTTGATGTGGTCGACCGGATGGCCGATGGTTGTGCGACCCTGCCGCTTGCACTCTTGGCACAGGCTGCAGTCGCGTGCGCGGATGCGCTTGCGATCCAGCACGCCGGCATAGCCGCGCTTGCGCTCGACCACGACACCAGGGCGTGCGGCCAGGGTGGCGACCCGCGGCGCTGCCGTCTGCAGTCGGGACTTGAGGGCGGTCAGCTTCATGTCTTGACAGGCACCAGCGCGGCCAGCTCATCCAGCAGCATCCCCGTGCTGCCGTAGCCCTTGGCACGAAGCAGTGAATGCGCGCGCTCTGACTCGACCAGGCGCTCGCACAGCCGCAGCAGCGCCGTCTCGTCGACCACATGGAAGACCATGGCTGGCTTGCCACCAGTGACGGCACGGATGATCTGGTCTCGGTAGCAGACGATCGGCATGCTCACGTTACTTCTCCCCGAAGCCCGGCACGTCGAGCTCGGTGGTCGTGAAGAGGCAATGGATCCAGTTGATGGCAAGGACCGCCACAAGAGTCCACATCACACCGAATGCCCAGCCAGGCGCGCCGGTGTAGTCGAGCAGCAGCCACAGCAGGATGGCAGTGCCGAGCGGCGAGCGTGCTCGCAGCGACGATGGCTTGATGGCGGTCTTGCGCTTCATTGGATACCTCAAAAAAAAACCGCCCCGGCGCATGAATGCGAGGGGCGGCGAAGATCCTGTTGGCACAGGACTGGAAAAGGGGCAGACGGCGGGGCTCTCACCCGCGGCTTGTATGATAGACGATTCGTGTCCATACAGCTGCATCCGCATTGATTAGTGGCCCTTACGTGGGCGAGACGGCGAGCCTCAGTGCTATCTGCAAAGTAGACCGCTAATGCAAAAAGCCCGAACGTTTAACGGTTCGGGCTTTTCTTCGGGCGTGCAGAAACACCCATGCGCAGGAGTTTACGCCCAATACAGACGGGTTGCAACATTGTTGCGCAACTTCTTTTCCAGTTCGTCGCGCGCATCCGTCAGCACGTCTTCATACCGTGCGTTCGGAAAGCGCCATGCCGAGGCGATGCCTTGGCTCTTGTAGATGGCCCAGCGGTCGCGCATCTGCAGGCTGTCGACCATGGCGTTCACGCACTCGCCCAGCTTTAGGTCGGCGATGTACTGAGCCTCGTTGACGTTGGTGTCGGGCAGCGCGTCGCCGATGAGCTTCATGCCACGCCCGCCCAGGTCCAGGTCAGGCACGCGCATGTAGTCGACCCAGCACGCCATGCACATAGCGTATGGATCAGCGGTGCGAACGGTAGATGGTGCAACCTCCGCCTTGCGAACTCGGCGGAGGTTTGGAACATTGAAAAAGCCGAGTGCAGCGGTGGTCATGGGGCTCTCCGAAAGACGACCCAGCGAGCGTAGCACATGCCGCCAAGAAATTTCCGGATTGAATTTTTAATCCGCTCGTTGTCGCCACCTGACGTCACTCTAACTTCCAGTGGCGCAATCACTTAGAGCATCTTGTTTCGCGGTCTCTTCAGATATCATGTTGCTATGACTGATTACATGGACAAAAAATGGGTGACATTAAACCTGAGCGAACTTCGGAGATAAGCAATAGAGGCGCCCTCGGGCGTTTATTGCTCTCGTCGTTCATGATAGCTGGCAGTGTACTCCTAGGAGAAAATCAGGAGAGCTCATCTGCAAAAATAGCATTATTCGTCATTGGGGTGGTTGCTATAGCTGGCATCTCGACAATGCTTTTTATGCATTCGGTCAGAGGGGTTATCCCGAAAAAAAAGGATTTGATTGATCTATTCCTTGGCTTGGGATTTATATCCTTCTACGTTTATGTCCCCGTCTACTTCGGATCTCGGGTCTTACTGATCGCCAACGATATCAGCGAATACTCAATATCGTCGACGGCTCAGATTGCTTATGCAATCCCAGTGCTAGTATTTCTAGCTGGCAGCCTTCTCTTTATATTCCGATTGAAGTTTCGCTTTGTCTATGGATTCACTGAAGTGCTCGTGGGGATGTATTTCGCATATGCGAAAATTCGCTCGGAGGGTAGCATCCCTTTCAGTTTCGAAATTTCAGAAACGATGATACTGGTTATTGTTACTGGGGCAATTTATTTAGTGGTCAGAGGGCTTGATAATATGCACCAAGGGATGACCAAGGAAAAAGATCCTATCGGCATATTCGTACTTGCATGGTTCGAATCAGTCGGCAATCAGCCAGATTCAATTAAGCAGGAAAAAAGCTGATGTTTTCAACGGCGCGCGATGCCACTATTAAACTGAGTGAAGATTGCACCGACAAGCACGGCGTGCCATTTCCTCTGAAGTAATAGGGCTACGCTGCTTCGCCGTCTGCCGCTATCACCTTCACCAGCGCGCCTGGCGTCTCCGAATATCGCTTCTCCAGCACGATGCGCACCACCTGTGCATCGTCGCGCCAGATGATCCCATTGCAGCCGTCCTTGATCCCCTTGAGCACGTTGTCGGCGTCGGGTTTCTTCGTGGCCGCGATCGAGCCAGCGGCGGCCAGCGCGCGGCGCTTGTTCGACCAGCTCGCCGGGATCTGCATGCTCAGGCTGACCGAGAGCGCCACCGGCCCGGCCGTCGGCTCGGCACCGAGCATCGCCAGCGTGGCCGCCATCTTCACCAAGTTCTCGTAGCTGACCGTCGCCGCCGGCGTGTAGGCAACGACGTGCGCGCCGCGCCGGGCGAACTTGGGCCTGCCTTTGGCCACCGGCTGGCCGGGAATGTTGAACGCGACGATCATGCAGCGATTCCTTTCGATGTGAGAATTTCGACGCACTCGGCGAGTAATTCGGCCTGCGTTCCATAGCGCGCCTGAAACGTGGCCTTCCGGCCGTGCACGCTGATGCGCCCGCGCGGGTCGGTGTCGTCCTGCTGGTGGTGCGGCCCACACAGCGGTAAAACGAGGAAATGGGCGCCGGGCTTGGTTCGGCCGTCGATGTGATGGATGCTGACCTCCTGGATGTGGTGGCCATCCTTCAGGCAGGCGATGCACCCCAAGCTGGCCACATGGTCCATAAAGCGCGATTCCTCGGCGGTCGGCGCCCTCCCCTTCATGCCGCGCGACTTCATCGGCTTCCCCGCCTTGGGCTCGCGGGCCCGGGTTTGAGCCTGGACAGCAGCGACGCGCAGCAGCCCAGCGCCAGCGACGGCCGACTTGAAGCCGGTGCCGCGCGCCATTGGTGTCTTGCGCTGCAGCGGCTTGCCCTGCTTGAGGGCGCCAGGGCGGATCACGCCGGGCTCCGGTCGAACATCCACGGCTCGACCTTGAAAGTCGGGATCGCGCTTCCGTCGACGAAGGGCTGCAGGATGATCGAGGTGTCGGTGACGGGCTTGGCCTCGAAGAACAGCACCGCGGTGCCGCGCGAGAAGAAGATCGAATGCACCTCGTCCCACGTCATCGAGTAGGTATCGCCCTCGTGGAAAGTCTCGGTCCGGAATGACCATTTCGCAGTGCCCACCTCCTGCCTCTCGTACTGCCCTGGCGCGCCGGCGTAGCGCAACTTAGTGATCTGGTAGTCGTCGCCGTTCGCATCAGGCTCCCAGATGATGTTCCGCACCTTGCCGCGCAGGACCCGGCACTCGAAGTCGAATCGGTGCGAGTGCGGGACGATCGGCTCGAAGTGATCGCGCGAGCATTCCATCAGCCGGACCAGGCCGTGCTCGCCCGGCTCGCCGATCAGCCAGCTGGTCAGGCCCGGGATTCCGCCGTAGTTGCGCACCGGCGAGTGCTTCATGCAGTCGAGGAACATCAGGTCTCCGTTTCGTTCGATTGTTGGTGCGCGACTGGGCGCGCGGGCTTGAGGGTGCCAGTACGAGCGATGGAGGAGCGGATCATGCTGCCTCCAACAGGTCGGCCTGCACGTACTTGCGCTTCCAGCTCGGGGCGCACTGGATCGCATCCCATTTTTCGGCCATCTCGCGCGGGTTGTTTTTGCGGTTGTGGTTGCGCGCGATATCGGTGCTGTCGACGCTGGCGAACGGGTAGCCCCAGCGTGCGGCGTTCATCCCTCGCAGCATGTGCAACCAGGTCGGCACGCGGCCGGTCTTGCAGATCGCATTCATGGCCAGCGTCATGCGCGAGTGCCAGATGTCGGAACCAACCTGGCGAAACTGCGCCGACGAGCCGATGCAGACCCGCTCCCATTCGTCACACAGGCGCTTGAGGCGGTCGACCGGTTCGTGCATGTGCCACACCGGCGCACCGCGCTGGCCGTGCGGCCAATGGCGTACCAGCTCGTCGTTTGCCTCGGCGTCACCCATGATCACGTCCGGGATGACAGCCCAGGTGGTGCGGTATTCGAGCCAGCGCTCGCACCAGGCGTAGAAGGCTGGCCAGTTTGGTTCGCCGCCCTTGTTCCAGTTCGTGAACGCGCCGTTGTCGAGCATGACGCTCTGGCCGAAGCGGTGGCACCACTCGACGTCGTCGGGCCGCTCGAACGACACGCAGAAGCAGCGGCCCGCGAGCTGGACGATCACCGTGCGCGGAGTGATCGGCGTCCCGTGATAGTGGATCGTCATGCGTCCTCCCGGATCGTTTCGATGTCCACGCCGTGGTGGTGCGCGCGCAGGGCCTGGCGCCCGCCGAAGCGTCGGTGCAGTTCGTCGGCGATCTGCTCGTGGTAGCCGCGCTTGATCAAGGTCGTGGCGGTGACGATGTGCTCGACCTGGATCATCCGGTCGAGGGTCTCGATGCGCAGGCTGTAGATGATGGGCTGGCCGTTGTTCGGACAATCGGCAACGAATTGGCGGCTGTAGATATTCATGCTGCCACCTCCGCGCCCGCGCACTGACGCAGCGCCACCTGGTGCTTTGCCCACTCGCCCGCGATCCAGGTCACGCCCTTCGGAGTGAAGCGCGCGGCGTTGTAGGCGTGGCCGCTGACCTGCGCCGTGCCGGCCTTGACGCAGAAGCGCCCGGCGTCGATGTGGTGCGCGTGCGGGGTCCACTCCCCTCCCAGCGGATACATGATCTTCTCGTTGTGCAGGAACCGACGGAACTCGGGCTCCTTCACTCCGAGCAGCTTGGCCACCTGGCGGAAGCTCTTCGTGCCGGTCGAGTCGGCGTAACGCTCGACGAAGTCCAAGGCCGGCGCTGCAGCGGCGAGCTGTGCGGCCTGCGCGTCGATCACATCCTGCTGCTCGGCGGCCAGGCGCAGCGCCGCGGCGAACGACTGAGGCACGGCCAGCGCCAGCGCCTGCGCTTCCAGTTCTTGCCAGCGGTCGACCAGACGAGCGGTGAACTCGGGCGACAGCTGCGCAACCACCACGTACGAATCGCGCTTGCCGATCCGGTATTGGCCGATAGCGCGCGGGCCCGGGCCATCGCTCGAGACTTCCTCAAATTGAGGGAGTGTGATCACGCGGCGCGCGGCCAAGGTTTCGACGGTCCGAAGCACGTTGTCGTGCCGCTTCTCGACCAGGTCGGCTATCTCGCGGCTCGACATCGTCGTTTCGGCGGCGCCAGGATTTTGCAGGGTCAGCATGTTGCCTCCGGTGGTGTTCGTGGTCATGGGTTCGGGCCCTGGCGGCGCGCGGCCTCAGCGGCGCGGATGCGGGCGTCGTATTGCTCGTAGCTCTCGTCCGTGCCCTTCGGATCCATGCCCTGTGGCTTGCGGACCTGGATCGGTGCGGCGGCCGGCTTGCCGTACGCTTGGGCCGATGCCGCCGGCGGGTTCAGCAGCTTCTCGACGATCGGAACGAGGTAGTTCGGCGCCAGCTTGGCTATCGGGCCCTTCTGCTCCCGAGCCAGGCCGACAGCGGCGATCAGCACGGTCATGTCGACGTTCTGCTGCGACCAGGCCTGCACGGCGGGGTGCGTGAACGTCGCGTCGACGCCAAGCTTGCGCAGGGCCACCGACAGGACAGTCGCAGGGTCGACGCTCTGCTGCGGGTCTTCGCGAGGCGGCATCGGTGCGGCTCGTGGGTTGTCAGGTTCGGCAGGGTCAAGATCGACGACGACGACACCGGCGGCAGCCGGAGCGCTCGCGCTGTCCTTGATCCCTTCCTCTCCTTGATCCTTGATCCCTTCCTCCGACGACACTTCGAGAGGATTCGCGACTACTCGCGAGGATTCAACGAATGGGGGAATCTTCGACTTGCTGGGCTTGTCAATCTTCTGATGAATCAACCAGTTACAGAGCTGGACGTAGCTTTGGGCGCCAGCCTTGTAGCGGATGATGCAGCCCTCGGCTTCGAGTTCGGTCATCCAGCCGTCGATGAGCGCTGGCGCATCATCGTCATAAGGGAAAAGAAGACTCGCGAGCATTCGCGAATTTCCTCGAAGCCTCCCCTCGTCATCGGAGATCGTCCAAAGCTGGATGAACGTCAGGCGAGCATCGCGTGAGACGTTGCCCATGCTTTCGGACTGCGGAAACTCGGGCTTTATGGAGCGGATGCGTGCCATGTCAGTGGCCCTTCTTGATCAATGGGATCTGGCGCGGATCGCTCTTGTCGACCACGTAGATCACCGCGCGGCGGCCCGGCAGCACCTGGTCGCAGTCCGGGTCGCCAGCATCGACTGCGTTGGCCGCAGCCTTGATGCACACGGCCGCACGCTGACCAGCGAATAGGCAGCCGTGACACTCGCCGAACACGGGCGCCTCGATGGCCTTGATGCGGACGTTGTCCGGGTTGATGGGCGCGGCTGTCTCGCCTTCCCAGTTGTCGCTGAGGATGTTGGTCGTCATGCAGCCACCATCGCAACGATGCAGCCGGCCTGGTGCCCGGCGCCCTGCTCCATGTGGCAGCGGGTGCAGCACGGTGCGCCCTGCTGCTGCGCGCGGCGCTCGGCCACCGGTGCGCCGAACAGCGCGGCAACGAGCGGGTCGCGGCGGTCGATGGCCGGATAAGCGGAACTCAAGATGACCCGGCGCTCATCGGTGGCGCGGCGGCGCGGCAAGTCCTTCGCGCCGTACGAGGCTTGATTCTTTGGCCCTGGGCCCAGCTGCCAGTTGTTGACGAAGCCCCCGCGCTTGCCGTCATCAATGCGCGTGGCATGGATCACGCCCAACTGGCGCAGGTAGTCCAGGCGTGTCGAGATTCGATCCGACTTCACGTTCAAGTGCTGGGCAATCTCGGCGGTGCGATGCAGGCCAGCGCCGATGCAGTCGAGGATGGCGTTGCGCAGTTCCACGCTGCCGCGCTTCGGGATGAAGGTGATCATTTTTCGGCCATCCCGTTCAGGCGCGCCAGCAGCTCCATCATCGGGCGGATCGAAACGAAGATCGCCTTCTCGATGTGCTGCACCTCGTCGCGGTCGACCTGGCCATCAGACAGTGCGCTGTGAACCTGCGTGCCGAGCTGGCCCAACTTCTGCCAGATGTCCGTGACCGACTCCAGCACCGCCATATCGCTTGCCGGCTGCGCATCGATCTTGGTGCACACGAAGCCGTGGCGGCGGGCCAGCGCGTGCAGCACCGCGTAATCCTCCGTCAGCTCCATCACCCGCGATGCGTCGTCCATCGTCAGCACGTTGGTGGTGCTGTTCGGGTTGGCCTTGTTGCGCAGCAGGCCGGCGGTGTAACCCATGCGCACGGCCAGCGCCTCACAGCCGCCAGGGGTGTCGTGCACGGTCTTGTAAAAGGCGTCTTTGTAGTTCATGTGATATTCCTGCAAACAAATGGTGCGTGGAAAGTTTTTGAGCGCGACAATGCAGATATGGAAACTTCAATCTCACTTCACAGCACGACGCCGGCGCTTTTGGCCACTGCCGAGCGGCGCCTGAAACAGGTCTGGGCGGGCGAGCTTTTCCTTCGGGGGGATGCCGCGCTCCTTCCAGTTCTGCACGCGTTGGACCGTGTACCCTAACTTGCGGGCGACTTTCGCCGAGCCGCCGAGGTGTTCGATCGTTTCTTTATCGTTTGACATGAGCCGCCCATAAGATGTTGGTGATGGCTCTATTAAACACCATGTTTAAGGTGGAAGTCAACATGGTGTGTAACACATTTTGTTTACTTAGGCGATAATTGCGACATGCACAATCAGATGGAACGGCTCTACCAAGCGGCCAAAGAATTAGCTAAGGTCGAAGGTCAGACCGAGGTCGCGACTGCGCTCGGCCAATCGCCGCAGACAGTCAATAATTGGGAGTCCCGAGGCCTGTCGAAGCTGGGTGCGCTGAAGGCGCAAACCGTCTGGGGCGTGTCGGCGACTTGGCTTCTCTCTGGCGAGGGAGAAATGCTCCTTGCGCCAGCGGCAGCGCCAGCCGGCCCGCCGAAGGATGAAGCCCCTTTCAGCTTCAGCCCGATGCGCGTTCGTGGCGTGGAGGCGCCTGCGACGGTGCCTATCCGGTTCGTTCAAATCAAGCTGCGCGCTGGCGCGACCGGCTTCGTAACGGAGCTTGAGCCGGACGACGGCGGTATCTATGAGCTGCCCGTAGGAGTGCTAGAGGAATTGGACGTCGAGCCTCAGTGGCTCATGGCTATGCGCGTGAAGGGGCCGAGCATGAGGCCGATGATGGACGACGGAGAAGTCGTCGTAGTGAGCCGCAAGCACATCGAGCCAGAGGAAGACGGCATCTTCGCCTTCAACTACAACGGCGAACCGCTGGTCAAGCAGTTGGTGAGGAAAGGATCGGCCTGGTGCCTTCGGTCGTTCAATACGGAGTTCCATGATCTCGACGTGCGCCAGGCCCAGTGCGATATCGTCGGGATGGTGGTGTACCAGCCGCCACGAATTCTGAGCCCGCGATCGAGGCGTCGTTGAAAATCGTCACCGCTATCGTGAGCATCTGTGGGTACCGTATCGTGCTCGCATTTCCCGATAGCGACCTTGTCTGCCATGGGCCTGGTGATGCGTTAATCGCACGCATCATGCCTCACTTTCCCGGCCGTCCGATCATGCTTGTCACGTTTGATGACGGCGAGCGCGCATATGCCCCGTTCGATTTCGCCCCCATTTTCAAGGCGTTGAATCTGGACGACATTTTTCTTGCAGAGATTACGCTCGATGATGTAGCCGAAGTCGAGGACGAATTACCGTTCTAACCAGGGCCGATGCCCAATCCCATATCGAAGAGGAAGTGATGGCGACCTTAGAAATCCACGCGGGAGACTTCCCAGCTGGCAAGTGCACGACGAATGGAGGGGTAATTACCCTGCCTTGGCAGATGGGTGACGGACTCCTCGGCCAGAATATTGTTCTGATTGGCCAGGTCGAGAGCGTCACAGTGGCTACCGAGGAAGAAGTAAAGCGCACAGCCGGCACAATCGGCTGGGGCCTCGTCGGCGGCGCCGCACTCGGGCCGGTCGGCTTGCTGGCCGGCCTGCTGCTGGGCGGCAAAGGCAAGGACGTGACGTTCATCATGCACTTGAAGGACGGCAGAAAGATGCTGGCCACGACTGACGCGAAGACCTTCACGAAAATTCAGGCGCACGCATTTTAGGTAGACGTAGGCGCTACGGCACGCCTGGATGCCGATTACGTAAAGCCGCAATATGGATCTGCTGGAGCTCAATAGGCTGCTGGAAATGGGAAAGATTGCGCATAACTGGACGGGATTTCAACGCCGCCCGAATCAAGCAAACTTTCTCATCGGGACTGCGCAGCTTACCGATACTAGTGGCGTTTTCCTACCTGCCGTTACCCTTGAGATCGAAGTGAAGCCCCCGGTTGTCGTTGATCGAACCGTGCTTCTTTTCTCGCTACGCAAGAGGATGCTCCAAACGAGGTGTAGGATCTACCAGCTTGAGGTTTGCCCTGGCGATAAGCGCAGCCACAACGGCGATCCTGTGATCTATGGGCCACACGAACACCTGCTTGAAGATGAAGTTCACCCCGTAGCTGGAAAGGGCGTAAACTATGACGATTGGAGCGGCTCCTTTAAATGGTTTCTCCAGAGAATAAATGTCCGTGATTTTGAGGTGGATAGGCCATGGTAGATTGCGCTTGGGCTCAGGCCCTAACTAAATATGACTGTCGACCGGTCCGAGGCCTCAATGGTGCGTCGGGCCTGGAAGTCGGCACCCCTTTTAGTCTGCCCGATGGGTCGGCGATAAACCTCTACATCTTACCGATCTCCGATAGCCATATTGAAATAAGTGATAATGGCGATACCCTTACTCATTTAAGTGGAATGGGAATTGATGTTTGGCAGCCCGCTAGATTTCGAGGATTGAAAGACGCTATAGCGAAGCAGGCGATCAGTTTTGAATCACGCGGAGATTTCCGCATGATTGCACAACAGAAGAATGGTGCCTTGGCTTTTGCGAAATTTGTTACCGGTATTTTAGCAATTAATAGCTGGGCGTCAGACCAACTGCATATTTCAGCGCCGGAGCGCGATTTAGCAGCAGAGGCTGAGCCATATATAATTGCCAGAAATCCTTCCGAGATAATCGTGCGATCACCGCATGTTCGCGGGGCATCGCGCGCTGAACACGTCTTCGATTTTAGACACGGACTAGATTTAATTGACGTTATAGCGCCAACGCCGCAGAGTACTGGTGGCGTCATGCGAAAAGTGGGCGACGTCTGCAATGGCCCGTTCGCTGATCCTTACTCACCGCTGATCATCGTTGATGACCGATTCGAGTTTCTCAAAGCTGATAAAGAAATAGGCATTTTGGCATCAATGGTTCGCACGCAACCGTTTTCTGATCTCATCCAAGTCAGGCACTAGCGACATGCTCGCGCTGCCTGCGGCGTCAGGCTAAAGTCCTTCCTCGGAAGGCCTCTATAGACTGGGGATTGCAACCACTGTAGCGACATCAGGGCCACCTTCGGGTGGTCTTTGCTTTTGTAGATCCCCTACCCGCCCAGCGCGGGTATTTTTTCGCCCGTAGCTCGAGCACGCCACCGAGCCGCGCGCGGAATGCATCAAATTTACCTCAACCGCAGAAATATTAAACACAGTGTTGACAGCAAAAGTACACATGGTGTTTAATCGAGTCATCTGTTCGAAGCCGTGATTTCGCTTCTCACAGTCACCACACAGCGCGGCTTGGGAAGTACTCGACCAACCATCAGTAATTCAAGGGACCGAGTCGCGCTGTGTGGTAGCTGGCAGGACTCAGGCGCCTGCATCGTCTCTGAAGTACGAGGCCTGGCAGCCGCCACACCAACAACCCGGCACGCGCCGGCGCAACCAAAAGGAAATGAGCATGACCAAGGAATGGGACCAGGAATACTTGAAGGGAGCCTTTGCCGACGAGATCGCGCTGGCCAAGATCCACCCGCAGTGGCGCCGCACCTTCAAGGCGCCTGCTGCCCTGCTGATGGATGCGCAGCTGATCTACAGCCCGCGCGCCAGCACGCACTACACCGGCGCCACGTCGCCACGCCTGATGCTCTCGACGAAGATCGTTCCGGTGCCGCCCCTCTGGCGCCGCACCTGGGACGCAGCAGGCCCACTCAGCTCCTATCTGGGCCTGAGCATCCGCTACGACGATGACGAAGGCGCGGTCTCGGTCGGCGTTGGCAGTGGACGCCGCAACGTGACCGAGCTGTATGCCGACCACCCGAGCAAGGATGCCGCCGCGTGCGCCGCGATCGTCCGTGCAGCCATCCAGCGCCTGACCGATCTGCGCGCTGCGCATTAACCGACCACCACCAGGGGACCACGATGACCTTCCGCATCACCGCCCGCACCAGCGCCGGCAGCACCACCTACACCGCCATCGGCGATCGTGATGCGCTGATCGATGCAGCGTATGACGACGGCGCCCTGGGCGTCACCGTGATGGCCCAGGGCTGACCATGGCCACGAAGAAGCGCCGCCGCGCGCTGACCGCCGACGAGCAGGCCCTGACGCCGGCAGACCGCGCGGCCATCCAGCAGGCGCGCATCAACACGCAGTCCAGCCGCTACCAGCGCGAGGTGGCGATCGAAAAAGCTCACGCCGCAGCGCGGCCACAGGAACCTACCAAATGACCATGACCGACACCACGCAAGAATCGGCGCCGCTCACGCCGGCCGGCGTCATCTACCAATACCGCGCGCTGTCCTGGTGCGATCGCCGCTGGAGCGACATCGTATCGATGGACGAGCTGAACTTGATCAAGGCATCCCCGGACATCTACGCCGTGCGCGCGCTGTCCCTCGTGCCGATCGATGAGTTGCTGCGCGCGCCGGCCGCGACCGTCAGCACGGCGGTAACAACCATCGCCCAGGCGCGCCGCGACCGCGACGTCATCGGTGGCCAACTGCGCCGCGCGCTGGCCGCGCTGGAAGGGATGCCATGAACGAGCACCGCCTGCGCGTCATCAAGTGGAAGTGCGCGATCGTCGTGCTGTATTGCGCCGCGTGCGCCTCGGCTATCGCCCACGGGTGGCCGCTGTGACCTTCGAAGAAATGCGCATCACCTACCAGAGCGACGAACAGATGGCGCGCGATCTGTTTCGCCAGCTGGTCGTCGCAGAAGCAGCAGCCACGATCGCACAAGCGCATCGGGTGCGCGCCGAGAACAAGCTGGCGATGGCAATGCCACGCCGCATCAACCGAGACCGAGAGGAAGACTGATGACCATCGCCGAATCCATCCAGCTCAACAAAGAGCAAATTGCCCGCGCCTTCGGCGTGCCCGCCCATATGCTGGCGGATCCTGATCACACCGCGGTGCCGCGCTACTGGTCACTGTGCATGACCAGCGAGAACCACGGCACCGTCGGCCCGGCCGGCTGCAAGTTCAGCCACGCACCCGAGAAGCACGAGCGCGTGCTGGTGGTCGAGGTGCCAAGCCCGACCGGCGCGCCGGTCGACCAGGTCGACCTCAGGCTTTTGACCGGTACCGGCGCGACGCGGCCGCCAGTGGGTCAGCTCGTGTTCCGCGACAGCAGACAGGATGCCACTGTGGACAGCGCATTCCTGCAATGGGTCCATGACCGCATGCGCTTTGTGCATGGCGAAAACGAGAACGTCGACTACATGCACAAGCTGCGCGCCATCATCGCGTCAGTGCCGAACGACAGGAAAACTCCGAACGTGGCCAGCGCCGCCCAGCAAGCCGCAGCACCCGGCGCGCTGCCTGAGCGTGACCCGTCGAAGCCGGCCGAGCAGCAGGGCCTGTTCCGAAAGTTCGATGTACGCCGCACGGACGGCAGCGACCAGCCAGGCGGGAAGCACCACGGCTGCCGCTACTACGTGCTCGACCTGACGCACGACCAGCACGCGCCAGCAGCGATGCGCGCGTATGCCGCCGCCTGCGCCAGCACCCACCCGCAGCTTGCTGCTGACATCGTGGCAGAGTTCGGTGCCCCCGGCACACCGGAAGCGCCGAAAGGCAGCATCGGCGACTTGACCGAGTTTCACGTCCTGCTGAATTGGTACGACAACGAGGCATCTTACGGCTCGCTCAACGAAGGCCGGAACAAGCTGACCGAATACATCGACAAGTGGGCATCCCAGCGCGCCGCCCAGCTCGACGGCGGCCAGGAAGGGAGCGAATGATGCGAGAGCCAACAGAAAAAGAAGTCGCCAAATTCAAGCGCGCATGCAAAGCGCTCAACGAACTGGGGAAAGAAGGTTTTCGTCTGTACCTGGCCGATGACACCATGAACTTAATGATTGCTGCGCCACACAGCCATAGCGGCATGAAACAGTCGGAGCATGTGAGAGAAAGCTGCCACATCAGCGGCGCTAGCGGAGGCGACTGGTAATGGCAAATATCAATCAGGAAGGGAGCGAATCAAATGTCTGATATCCAACTGCTGCCGTGCGCGCATTGTGGCTGCGAACCGATGTTGGAGAAACACCCGGCGCACTCGCACTCGGCGGCGCTCCAGGCGCTCGTGCCGGGCCTCCCAGATCATCCAGGCAGCTGGACGATCGAATGCCCAACTAGCGGTTGCGTCGCGCTGATCGGTGACGCGTGCGCAGATGTGATTACCGCATGGAATCGTCGTGAGCCGCTCGCTTCTCGCCCTGCTGACGCGGGCGGCTCTCCGGTCGATCATGCCTGCGCGCGCGTGCGCAACGCCGAAGCCGAGTTGAAAACCGCTCGCAAAGCGCTGGTGGATGTAATGACGACGGCGGCCCTCACCAATGATTAATCTGGACGCGATCACACACACAGCGCGCCGCGATCACCTGTGCGCCTTCTGCGGCATGACCGTGCAGAAGAACGAGCGGTACGTGCGCGCGCAGTCGCCGGGTGGCGCGCAGGCCAAGAAGGCGTTTCACAGCCGCTGCTACCAGGGCCTGGTGAAGAGCACCGAACAGAACACTATTTCAGCACGCAAGGAGGAACACGATGGACAAACCTAAACGCTTTCTGCGCCTGCCGGCCGTAATGGATGTCGTCGGCATCAAGCGCACCGCAATCTACGATCGGATCAAGGCTGGCACCTTCCCGGCGCCGGTTCAGCTCGGGCCGCGGGCGGTGGCCTGGGACGAGTCGGCGATCGCGGAATGGCAGAAGAACCTGCAGACGGGCGTCAAAGCGAGCCTCGTATAGGTCGGGGGTAGAAACGGGGGTAGGCGAAAAAGAAAAAGCCCCTTCATAGGGGCTTTTTCAAGTAACTGGCGGAGACGGTGGGATTCGAACCCACGATACAGGTATAAGCCGTATGCATCCTTAGCAGGGATGTGCCTTCGGCCACTCGGCCACGTCTCCAATCAGTACCAACGTTTCCGTCAGCGCTGAGTG